CCGGCCATTCGTTCGCTTCACCGCATTCCTTGTACTTCTTCAGCAGATCGCGCATAATCCACGCGCCGCGGTCCAGAAACGCTTCGCCGGCGTACAGCAGATTGATCGCGTATGGAGCGTTCTTTTCCTGGGCGATGAACAGGAACCGCTTCGGCTCGTATCCGTTTTGCCTGGCCGCTTCCATGTACATCGCAGCCTGCAGGTCGTAGCCGTAGCGTAGCGCCTCCCGGAGAAACGCCTTGGTGCTGGCGTCCGTCGTGGTCTTGTAGTCGACAATGGTGTCGCCGACAATTGCATCCAGCCTTCCTTTGCAAAACACGCCGGTTTCCGGATCTGTCCACGTCAGCGCCACTTCTGTCTTGTCCGGCGCGAACATGAGCCCGGAAAATTCCTTTTCCATTGCTTCGATAATGTCCATGTCAGCCTTGCTGATAACCTCTTTCCCGGATTCCATCAGCTCGGCCCAGATTGCTTTTCCTTCTTTCGTGCGCCGGTCACATTCCGGAGCAATCGCGTACCGGACGGAAAATTCAGAAGGCTCCAGCAGTTTCGCGTGGATGGCCCGGCCGAACTTCATTGCGGCAGTGTCTTCCCTCGGCATGTCGTGTGTCAGATGCCAGTAGTGCATTGGAGATCTCCGCATCTCCCACAGGGTGGACTTGTTCACGGCATCAATCTCTTCATATTTCATGCGTGTCTTTTTCCTCCTTTGATGTCCTCGGCGGCAAATCCCGCTCTTTTTCGTACTGCTTCCGGTGCTTGAAAAACGGGCACAACCGATCCCCGAAAAATGTGCCGGTCAGGATCACGCACCGCCCGCGCTCACAGGCGAAACAATCAGATCTGATGCAGGCGGTTGTTTGTTTACTCACGCTTTGCCGCCTCCTCCATCAGGATCACCGTCAGGCGGTTCCGGATTGTTTCCTCCCGGGCTGTCAGCCTGGCTTTTGCCTTTGCGAGGATTTCGAGCTGTTTCAGCAGGTATTCGATGGTGGTATTCATTTCTTGCTCCTTTTGTGCTACAATGAGCACGAATGTATCTTTTTCTCGGGTCGGTTGAGTGTTTGCAGCGCTCACCGGCCATTTTTGTTTCCTCCGAACGTGTTCCCGCGCATGATCCGGATCAGGTCGACCGCCTTCAGGCACTGCGGGTGCGGCTGCTCAACGCTCAGCTGATAGACCGCGCTCGACCCATCAGACATCCGGACTTTGACGCGCTCCGGGACTTTGCTCTCGCTCCCGGGATCCCACAGCCCGGTGATCATCGTGGTGGGCAGGGTGCGGATTTTTCCGTTGGTCACAGCATTCCCTCCTTCCTTTGGATTCCCCGCAGGCGTCTCCAGTCCTCGGACCACTGGTGGGTCTGGTCGCGGCAATCCTGCTTGTTGTCATACAGCTGGGACATAAACGCACCTCTGCACCGGTCACCCCATCCGACATCCACCCAGCGGAGACCGTTACCCCAAACCTGGAAAATTTCGTACTCCGCAGGCTGGTGCCTCTCTCCGGGGAAGATGGACGTCACGCGAACCTTGATTACCTGTTCTCCCTTCATAGTGGACTGGCGGTAGTAGTATTCGCTAAAACCCAGCTCCGGGTCCGGAGGATTCGGCAGATACCGCTCAATCATCTGCCTGGTGCGGTCATCGATCACAGTTTCACCCCCAATATTGCCGCGCATTCCTTCAGGTCCGCGATAAATTTGCGCCAGCCCTCCACGGTCATGCTCAGCTCGTCGGCGTCCTTGCTTTCGAAATCAATCCAGTCCTTGCCGCTGATCTGGCTCCGGTGGTATGTGCCGCATTCCCCTTCGATCGCCCGGACGATTTTCCCGCAGACGCACGTTGGCTGTGTAATCTTTGGCGGCTCCGTCAGCTGCTCCGCCGGTTCCGTCTCTTCCGCCTCCGGCTCGTCATCTTCTTCCGTCTCCCCGCAAGCTGGCGGTTCCGGCAGTCCCTTGATGGTCTTCGGGAGTTGCTCGAACCGTTCCGGATCGTTGTCCTTCAGCACGTTGCGGATCATGCCCCACTGGTTAATCGGGCTCTCCGCGCCGCAGCTCCGGATGTAGCTGATCGGGCTGTAGCCACGCAGCGCCAGATTTACGGCGTGGTCGCGCTGATCTTTGGTCAGTGCTGGTTGCCTGCCTTTCACTTTGCTTTCCTCCTTTTGTTTGTCATATGCTCGCAGACAGCTCCACGAGCAGAAATAATTGTCCTGGTGGTTCTCTTGCCGCTTGTACGCCCACAGATCAATCCGGCTCATGGCAAAATGTTTCCCGCAGACCGGGCAGTCTTTCTCATGGACAAAGGCGCTGCTTCCAATCTCCATCTCAGCCGCCCACCTTTATCCACAGCCAGAACATTAGCGCGGTCGCTACGAACGGGAAAAGCGTCATCATCAGCGCAAGCAGCTGCTTCTCGAAGATCTCCTGCTCGCTCATGGGAACCCGGATTTTGTGCCCCAGGGTTGTTTTTATCGTTTTGTACTGGCTCATTGCATTCCCTCCAATTTCCCATTGATCGCCTTGCTCATCTGCACGTATTCCTCCGGCGCGACTTGTTTCATGATTCCGCCCATGATTGTCACCAGGACCGTCAGGGCCACGTTCATCTCGCGCAGTTTGTCCAGGATCTGGTCGGTGCGTTCTGTCGTGGCTTTTACATCGTCATGCGTCATTTGTCCGCCTCCTTTAGGATTGCCTCGCGCAGGGCGCCGCGTAGCCGCATGACGCCGTGGTTGTGCATCGCGACCGAGTTGTTCCGGAACTCCGTCAGGTCTTCACACGAGCCTTTGCTTTCCACAATGATGGAAAAGCTCGGTTCCTTGAGAACACCGATTGCTGTTTCATCCAGCAATTTCAGCAGATCCTTCAGGCAGATCGCCGCATATTCGCTTACCATACTCTCGCTCCTTTCTTTCGTTTCTGGCTTTCGTCCGGGCCTCCAACAGGCCAGGGCATTCGCGCTTGATCCGGGCAACCGCCCGATATACTTCGCGTTCAAAACTGATTGGTAAGTTTTCCATGGTGCCCCCTCCCGGATGCTACTTTAAGTAGCCTCCTTGGTTAAAAAAATAAGATTAGGGCTGCGCCGGTAGAGTTCGCACATCTTTGCAACCATTGGTGCCTCCGGGAACGTTACATAATTCTCATAAGAACTCAGCGTTTGCGGAGTGATTCCAAGAGCATGAGACGCTTCCTGTTGGGTGATCCCGGCATTTTTTCTTGCTGCTGACCACGTGATCCTTGCTTCATCCATTCTATTCACCTCCCTCCAGACCTGGTACGCGAATTATATTACGCTACTTTTCGTAGCGTGTCAAGCATAAATTTCAAACTGTCTTGAAAACTTTTCAAATGTGGTTTAATATGTTGATAGATAAGGAGGGATACTATGGGATCGCGTGATAATTTTGTCCAGATCTTTAACGATCTTTTCGCTAAAAAAGGTTGCACTCAGGAAGAGCTTGCTGCTTACGTTGGCCAGTCGCGTCAGGCTGTCGGAAAGTGGCTCGCCGGCCGTGGTTTCCCGCGTGCAGAATCTCTTGATAGTATTGCGAAATTCTTTGGTGTAACCGTTGCAGATCTGGTTGGCTACGAGGATCAGGAATCCAAGCTGCTTCGCATGTTCCGCGCTATGAACGCGGATGGCAAAGCAAAACTGATCGAGCGTGCGGAGGAGCTTATGCTTCTCCATGGGGAAAAATCATCGTATAGTGCCATTCAGAAGGAGGCATAACGCATGAACGCCGTCATATATGCCCGCTTCTCATCCTCCGCCCAGCGTGAGGCGTCCATCGAACAGCAGATCAATGTTTGCGTGTCGTTCGCTGAACGTTCCGGTTATACCATCATTCAGACGTACTCAGACCGCGCTCTGACGGGCCGCACGGATCGCCGCCCACAATTCCTCCAGATGATAAAGGACGCGAAAAATGGCGGTTTCTGTGCCGTTATCGTGTATGCTCTCGATCGCTTCTCCCGGGACAAGTATGACAGTGCCAGATATAAGCACGAGCTTCGGGCCTGCGGCGTCCGTGTTGTTTCCGCCACCGAACCGATCACGGACAATCCGTCAGGCATCCTGATCGAATCCGTCTTTGAAGGCCTTGCCCAGTACTACAGTGCGGAACTTGCCCAGAAGATCAGGCGCGGGAACGAGGATAACGCAAAGAAGTGCCTGGCATCCGGATCGGTGCCGTTTGGGTTCCGGCGCTCCACTGACGGGCACTATGAGATCGTTCCGGAGGAAGCTGAAATCGTCCGCGAGATCTTCCGCCGGGTGGATGCCGGAGAAACATACGCCGCGATCTGCCGGGACCTGAACGCCCGCGGAATCAAAACACGGCATGGATCCACATGGAACCGATCATCATTCGGGACGATCCTGCACAATCAGCGTTATATCGGGACGTTCGTCTCCAAATACCATGTGCAGGAAGATGCCATCCCCCAGATCATCGAAAAAGACCTGTTCTACCGCGTGCAGGGCGTTGAGCGCGTCAAGACCGGCCCCCGCCGGACGCCTAACGGATATTACTCCCTGACGGGGAAACTGTTCTGCGGCATGTGCGGCGATGCCATGACTGGGACCAGCGGCACGTCCAAATCCGGGAAGCTCTGTTTCTATTACACCTGCCACGGGCGTCGCGCCCACCGGTGCGATCAGCGGAGCATCCCCCGGGATCTGCTGGAGGACACTATCTGCCGCGCCATCTGGGACGATGTGCTCTCTGATGACAGTATCCGCTGGATGGCCCATCATACGATCCTCGATCAGGACAAGCTGCGGGCCGACTCTGATTTGGACATAGTACAAGCGCAGTTGGTACAATGCACCAATCAGAAACGCAATTTGCTGAACGCCATCAAGGCGGGAATCTTCACCACGACCACCAAGGACGAGCTGCTTCGTCTCGAGCAGGAAGAAGCGGACCTGTCCAGGAAGGTCGAGCAGGCAAAGCAGGATCTGGAAGCCGCGCCGACGGAAGACGATATCATCAGTTTCCTTGAGCTGTTCCGGGAAGGCTACACTGATCCGGAGTTCGCCCGCTCAGGATTGCTGGATGCGTTCGTAACGCGTGCGGAAGTCTATACAGATCACATTCTGGTGTACTTCCGCTTAAAAAAAGAAGACCGGCAGAAAACTGTCGATCTTCCTCCGGCGTGGGACGAGTGTTCGTCCAGTACCGTCAAGTGGACTTGCGCGGATTCTAAACGAACACTGTACCATGTCGGCGGCTATTTCGTGCTGAGGATTGCGGCATAATCAGATCGTGAACGCTTCGCCGAACTTCTCCTGGTGCCGCTTGCAGTACTCCCAGAGGAACCTGGCATCAGAGCAGGGCGCCAGTTCCTCGTGGAGTTCTTCCCGGAGATCGTCGTCCATCAGCTCGACCGCAGAATCGAAATTGTACGGCTCCAGCTGATCGATGACGTCTTCCACATCTTTGTCCCATCCGCGGGCGATCATTTCGATATCGTCCTCTGTCAGCATGGTTTCCTCGTTGGCGTCCTCGCCCCACAGGGTCAGGTATTCGGGTTTAATCGTGTACTTCATGTTCGTATCCTCCTTCATATCGTTTCTAATCAGCTGCTTGATATACCCCTGCACAGTGTCGACCGTGCTTAGTTTCCACAGGATGTCGGCGTCCGTTTTCTCGTTCAGCTTCAGGTGCACCTGCCGGGTGTTGGCGGCGTCGTATTTTTGTGCCGCTCGCTTTTGTGCTTCGCTTGCCATGCTTGCCCTCCCCTCATTTCTTGATATAAGTATACACCTATATTATGACATTGTCAACGCTTTTTTGTAATTTCCCAAAAATAAAAAAGAGCCCCGGGAGTGATCTCCCAGGGCATTTCTTATTCTTCTTCGTCTTCGTCAGGCGGTGCGGCTTCGATTGGTGCCGCCTTGTCGACCTCCGGCAGTCCGGTCGCCAGGCTGGTCAGGATGCTGAGCACAGCGGCCGCACCACTCACACTCAGCGCACGGAGCCACTGGATCTCCTCCAGGGCCGCGCCCACCGCGATAAACCCAACAAACGTCTGAGCAAATGTCCGGGCCGCCCGGATCAGCGCTGCGGTCAGCCATTCTTTCCAGTTCCACTTCATCGACATCTCCTCCTCATTAATTAATCTTGCCGGTTAACAGATACTCCTCGATGGCTTTCTGGCTGTCCTTGAGGGCCTGCGTGTTGTTGCCATCAACCATGTGGTGCAACATTGCGACCTGCGACCGGAGCAGCAGCGTCATCTCTTTTTCGTGTTTTGTGGAGATATCCTCCAGGTCGTTGATGCGCTCCGCATCTGTCCGCAGCCGTGTCTGTTCGTCCACTTTTGGTTTCCTAACCTCTCTCCAGACTTTGATCAGATTCAGGACCATCAGCGCGATCGCCGCCATGGCGATCAGAACGCCCACCGTGATCCATAGCGCCTCCGGTCCAAACCCGATCTGTTGTGTTGCCTGCTCCACTGGCATCAGCTCCCTTCCTCGGTCATCGTCGCGCCGTCGTAGTTAGCAACCAGCGCCTCCGCGTGGTGCTTTGCCAGGCGCGGGATGGTCACAGTGTAATATTTGATTGGTTCCGAACTCTCCAGCGCTTCCCACGTTTTCGGGCCTACAATGCCGTCTGCGGGCAGTCCGTTGTCCATCTGGAACTCTCGGACGGCCGTGTCTGTTTCACCGCCAAATGAGCCGTCAGCGCCGAATCTGGGCAGGCTGTAGCCGCGGTTGATCAGCTGCGTCTGCAGCAAGGTCACATACTCCCCTTTGCTCCCTTTCCGGAGCGTCGGTTTTGTGGTTGATGGTGTAGGCATTGGCGTGTCGCCTCCAAGTCCTCTTGGTATCGCAAAATGAGTGATCCTTTTGTACAAAGTTTCCTTTTTTACCGTACCGGAACAATGGATAATCTGATTGCCTCCAATCAGGAAGCCCGTGTGGGACATGACGTTTGCCTTCTTCGCGTCCCTCTGGAAGAACACCGCGACCCCTCCGTTATACTGGTCGATTGTTCCCTTGAATTCCCAGTTGAGCGGGTTGTTCCATTGGGATGTTGCCCCGCCGCCGCTCAGCGTGATACCTACCCTGCCAAGCACCCACCGGGTGAATCCCCTGCAGTCATAGCACCTGACATCCCCGCCTGGGTAGAACTTACATCCATTGCAAGTGCTGACCCCGGAGGCGAGCACCCGGCAGGTTTTCCGGATCTGTTCCGACTCTGCCGGGTTGCGCGTTTTGTAGTTGTTACAGTATTTTCGGCGCGTGGAGGGCGTGCACTGCTCGCCGACCGCGCCAAAAACGTAAGGCCAGCCGATGCACGCCTCAGCGAGCCGGACGATGATCTCCGATTTGCTCAGCCCCTGCTCGTGCCAGCCGACCAGCTGGACGTTGACTTGGGACGCTGTCAGCATCAACCATCGCCTCCGTTCGCGGCCATCAGCGCCACGATCAGGATCCCGGCGCACACGCCGCAGATCAGTGCGGCGGGAACGGTCCACCAGGGCACCATGAAACCACCTCCCGGTTAGTCGCGCTTAGTCACACTTACTCACACTTAGTCACACTTATCGTTTTATTTGTTCCTTTAAGCGTTTGCGGGTCGGACTCGAACCGACTCCACCAGTTTCAAGGTCTGGTATGCTTCCACCCCAGAAAAACATCCGGGCATCTTTACACCACCCCAAACGGACTTACTCATTGACGGGTGTAAATTCCCCGTTATAATACGTTCCCAGAATATTGCCCTGTGCATCCACAACGTGCCACCCATCAATCTTACCCGGACGGAGTGCTGTTTCTGCCCTACCGCCGTCATAGCGGAGAAGATCATAGTTGCCGTCCCCATCATAGTCAAAGCGGACAACCTCGCCCTTCTTCGTGACGTACCCCGGTGTCCAGATGGCATAGTCCGGCTCAACCGGATGCTCCAAGGCGTAGATTCTGTCCTCAAGCTCCTTCAGCTTTGCCGTGACATCAATCTGCATGGAATCCCGTGCATTCTCTGCGGCAAGG